AAAGTTCTTTGATGAGAGCAATTGCTGTAAGACGATTCATCATATAATCATAATTCACGTTGCTATCATAACCCCCAGTTATATCGACAAAACTCGGATTGATGACAATATTGATAGAACCTGACCTATTGGGACAGATGCGAACGGCGGACGAACTCTTAAAACCTTGATTATCAGTACGATGGAATAGTTCACCGCCTGTTGGGGTCAATACGCAACCTTGAATATCCTTATACCTCAATGGCGTGTAATAAGACAATACGTAATTGCAGAGGTTGATATAATTATTGGAGTCCAGCTCGCTAGGTTTCCTCGCATAAGCCTTACTAGCCTCTGTCACCCATTTTGTATATCTTACTAATTCAAAGACTCGGTATTCAGCCGGATTGGAAAATTGTATATCCATCTCTTGTTTTAACTGATACTTGGGTCTAACACTGCCTGAATATGCCAACCGAGGATAAACCTGCATACCGTCTTTGAAAATCGTCTTGGGGCCATATTGCACCATCAACATATCAGAAAATGGTTGCTCTACTAACATAAAGTCATAGCTCGGCTCTAGTATGTCTTTGATTCTAATACTAGGGAAATTGTGCTTTTTCAACATCAATAGATTGTTCTCTACATTGAGTTCATTTATATCGAATGGTAATTTTAAGTTCAATCTCTGGAATAATTTGGTGTAACTATGGGTCGATGTTCGGAATATGTTACTGATAAGACTCCTCATATCTGGGTTGATGTATCTCAATATTGTTTGACTATGTTCCAATTTAGATATGAACATTTCCAGTAGTGCCACGTGGGACATATCAACGTATTTCCTAGCCACTCTATAGTAAAATTGCTCTTTAACAAGTGAAATGACTTGATGGTAAAACTCTGACCTACGTAGATAATAAGTGGCATACCGCTTGATATCTTTATTCCTGTAATTATTGGTATCAAGTAGGTAGTTTATTATAATTTTCTTTATCATATCCTTGTGAGTGCTCATCGTTTCGTAAACAGGGAATAAATTCGATATGAGGGACTCATATTTTTCTTCTTCATTGACTCCTTCTTGAATCGAATAATTGCAGTATAACCAATGACGAAATTCTTGAGTGTAGCAATTTAATTTGTGGGCGTATAGGGTCAACCAATTGATGTTCTTTACTTTAGATTCACTGTGTCCGCTGATTGCCA